CATAATAGAAAACTATTGATATCTCCCACTGCTTCTGGCAAATCGTTGATGATCTATTCTCTCGTAAGATACTACGTTGACAAAGGAGAAAAAATTCTTTTAGTTGTTCCAACGACATCTCTTGTAGAACAGATGTATAAAGATTTTCTTGATTATGGTTGGGATGCTGATTCATATTGTCACCGTATATATGCTGGTAAAGAAAAAAATAATGATTATCCTGTAACTATTACTACTTGGCAATCTGTATATAAACTAGAACGTTCTTTCTTTGAGAACTATGGATGTATTATAGGTGATGAAGCACATTTATTCAAGTCTAAATCTTTAATTCAGATTATGACTAAACTTCATCATGCAAAGTATAGATTTGGTTTTACTGGCACTCTTGATGGAACACAGACGCATAAGTGGGTCTTAGAGGGACTGTTTGGTCCATCATATAACGTCACTAAGACAGAAGAATTGATAAGGCAGGGTCACTTATCGCAATTGGATATACAATGCCTTATTCTCAAACATCCTCCACAAAAGTTTGAAACTTATGAAGATGAGATTCAATATATTATTAATCATGAACAAAGGAATAACTTCATCAAAAATTTAACACTTGATCTTAAAGGGAATACACTTGTTCTTTTCCAGAGAGTCGAAAGCCATGGTGCAGTACTCTATGAAAAGATAAATAACAACAAGGGTGAGAACCAAAAAGTATTTTTTATACATGGTGGTGTAGATACTGAAGAACGAGAATTAGTCAGAGAAATTACTGAACGAGAGAACAACGCAATCATCGTTGCATCTTATGGAACTTTTTCTACAGGTATTAATATTAAGAACCTCCATAACGTTATCTTTGCTTCACCCAGTAAATCGAGAATTAGAAATCTTCAATCAATTGGAAGAGTACTTAGAAAAGGAAAAGATAAAAATAAAGCAGTCCTCTACGACATCTCTGATGATTGCACACATGGATCCAGAAAGAACTATACTTTAAATCATCTTATAGAACGAATCCGAATTTACAATGAAGAAAAATTTAATTATGAAATAATCACCATACAAATAAAACCAAATGGGAATTGAAGACGACTTTTATGCAACAGTAAAACTAAAAACAGGTGAAGAAATATTTGCCAGGATAGCTGCTTCTGAAGAAGAAGACAGAACAATTCTTCTGGTCAATAATCCTATTACTGTTGTAGAAATAACAACAAGACAAGGACTTTCTGGATATAAAATAGAACCTTGGTTAAAAACTACTAAAGAAGATATATTTATTGTTAACTTGGATGATGTATTAACTATATCAGAATCGGAAGATATTGAAATGATATCGATATATCAAAACTATGTTAGACAATCAGTAAGAGAAGATAGTAACCATTCAAAGTTAAGTAGAGAAATGGGATACATATCAAATGTAAATGATGCTAAAGAAATATTAGAAAAGATATTTAAGAATAGCTAGCTACTAGTGCTTTTGAACCTCTACAAAGGTTATTGTACAGATTTATTACCACCTTGTCAAGTATGTGTCTAAATGGTATAATTCATACATAATACGTGATAGACCTATGATAGTACCGGGTATGACCAAGAGAAAAAGGTCCGAGCACTATGTAAACAACAAAGAATTTCTTGCTGCTCTAATTAAGTATCGTGAAGACGTTGAGATTGCTTTCATTAAGAAGAACGGAAGAGAACCAACAAAAGAAGACAGAGCATCAAGATGGGACACTAAACCTCCAATTCCTCAATACATTGGGGAGTGTTTTTTGAAGATCGCAAATCATCTTTCATTCAAACCAAATTTTGTCAACTACATGTTCAAGGAGGATATGATTTCAGATGGAATCGAAAATTGCGTTCACTACATTCATAATTTTAATCCTGAGAAATCCAAAAATCCTTTTGCTTACTTTACGCAGATCATTCATTATGCGTTTCTCCGCAGAATTCAAAGAGAGAAGCGTCAATTAGAAATTAAAAATAAAATTCTTGAGAAGTCTGGTTATACAGAAGTTTTTGAGGATAATAATGTTGACGGAAGTAACTATAGTGATTATAATAGTATAAAAGATGCTGTGTATTCAAAACTAAGGTATTAATTGATGGAAGATTTTATATTTTATGATTATGTTTACACTAGCGAAGAATTAGATCATTTAAAAAGTTTTTCTTATGATGAGAATAACGATAGATGGGGAAGGATTGATGGTGATTATGTCTTCGGAAATCGAGATATAATCGCTGGTAATTTTGAAATTCCTGCTGTAAGTAAGTTATTTGAAGCGTATATTGATTATCTACCAGCAATTGCTGTGGATCAATTTAAAAACGGTCTGGAGAAAGTTGGTTCTGGAATAATTTGTGATATCAAACTTGCAAGATATAAAGTAGGAAATGATTTGACATGGCATTCTGGAGATTGGGCACATCTCACACATCAATACTCTAATGAAAGAATTAAGAGACAGTTTACTTGTATTACATATTTGAATGATAACTTTGTCGGTGGAGAGACGGAATTCTCTGCAGGAACTTTGATTAATCCCGAAGAAAATAAAACTTTAATCTTTCCAGCTCATTGGGAATTTGCTCATAGGGGTAGGGAAGTTACCGAGGGGACAAAGTACGTTTATATAAATCATATTTGGTTCTAATATATTATGAGAGTTGCTATTATTACTGACCAGCATTTTGGTGCGAGAAAAAACTCTAAATTGTTTCATGATTATTTTCTAAGATTTTATAACGATATCTTTTTTCCGTATCTAGAAAAAGAAGGCATCACTACTATTGTAGATATGGGAGATACCTTTGACAGTCGTAAGGGTATTGACTTTTCTGCTCTATCATGGGCAAAGAATAACTATTATGATAGACTCCGTGATATGGGAGTTACTGTCCATACTATTGTTGGTAATCACACGGCATACTATAAAAATACGAATCAGATTAATGCAGTAGATCTTTTACTTCGTGAGTATGATAATGTAACTGTATATTCTGAACCAACTGAAGTTAAACTTGGTAAATTAAAAACGCTGTTTATTCCTTGGATCAATGATGAAAACCGTAGCAATACTATCTCAAATATCAAAGAGACTGTTTGCGATGTCGCGATGGGGCATCTTGAACTCCAAGGATTTAGAGTTAATAGATCGCTCGTCATGGAGCATGGTGATGAAAGCAAATTATATTCAAAGTTCTCCAAAGTCTTCTCGGGACACTATCACACTAGATCGGATAACGGAAGAATCTTCTACTTAGGAAATCCTTATGAGATGTTCTGGAATGATGTAAAAGATCCTCGTGGATTTACCATTTTTGATACAGAAACTTTAGATCATTATCCAATCAATAATCCATATAGACTTTTTTATCACATCTATTACGAAGATACTGACTATCAAACTTTTGATTCCAGAGAGTATGAAAACAAAATCGTAAAGGTAATAGTTAGGAAAAAAACTGATACAAATAAATTTGAGAAATTTATCGATAAACTTTATTCTTCTGATGTTGCTGAATTGAAGGTAGTCGAAAACTTTGATTTTAGTGGATGGTATGATAAAGAGTCTGATTTAGTTGAATCTGAAGACACGATGTCAATGTTGAACAGATACATTCAAGAGGCAGAAGTTCCTCTCGATAAATCTTTGATACAAAAGATTATGAATGAAGTTTATCAGGAAGCATGTGAGATGATTTAATGTTTATTCTAGCTGTTAGTGGAAAGGAAACTGAAGGAGCATATTCCGTTCTAAATGAAGATGGAGAACATGTAATTTATATCTTTGTAGAACAAGATGATGCTGTTAGATATGCTATGATGTTGGAGGAAGAAGGTTCTCCAGAAATGCATGTAATTGAGATTGAAGATAAAGTAATGATTAAAACTTGCGAGATGCATGGTTATTCTTATACCATCATAACTCCTGATGATATTGTAATCCCCCCTGATACTCAACATGATTTTATTTAAAACTATTCGATGGAAAAACTTTTTAAGCACCGGCAATCAGTTTACTGAAGTTAATTTCACTGAAAATTCTACCAATCTAATTATAGGATCTAATGGTGCGGGAAAAAGCACGGTTCTTGATGCCTTGACATTTTCTTTATTTGGAAAACCTTTTCGTAAAATCAATAAACCTCAGTTAGTAAATACTTCTAATGATAAAGATGCTAAGGTCGAAGTTGAGTTTAGTATTGGTAATGTAGAGTGGAGAGTTGTAAGGGGAATACGTCCAAATGTATTTGAGATTTATAGGGATGGTAATCTTTTAGATCAAAAATCTGCAGCATTGGACCAGCAGAAGTGGTTAGAGCAAAATGTATTGAAGATGAATTACAAGTCTTTCACACAGATTGTTATTCTTGGGAGTAGCACATTCGTTCCCTTCATGCAATTGACAGCATCTAATCGTAGAGATGTTATTGAAGATCTTCTTGATATTCGTATTTTTTCCTCTATGAATATTTTGATCAAGGAAAAGATTCGTACAACGAAGGAAGATATTAAAGTATTGGAACTGAAGAAAGATTCTTTGAATGATAAAGTTGAAATGCAAAAAAACTTTATTGAAGAAATTGAAAGTCGCGGAAAAGAAAATATCAAAGCAAAGGAAAATAAAATTCAAGAACTTCTTATCGAAGAAAATAATTTGATGAATGATAATGAATTCATTGAAGAGGATGTATTTAAATTAAACAAAGAGATTGAAGAATTGACTGGAGCAACTGATAAACTGCGTAAGCTTGGTAATTTAAAAGGCAAGATTTCTAACAAAGTATCAACTATTACTAAGGAGCATAAATTTTTCACAGAGAATACGGTCTGCCCTACTTGTAATCAGGACATTGAAGAGACCTTTAGAATAAATAGAATTAAGGATGCTCAAGATAAGGCAAAGGAGTTGCAATCCGGTTATAAAGAACTGGAGGAAGCAATTAATAAAGAAGAAGAGCGAGAGCGTCAATTCACTACCCTATCGAAGGAGATCTCAAAACTCAATAATGGCATTTCTCAAAACAATGTTCGGATTGCTGGATGTCAAAGACAAATCAGTAATCTGGAATCGGAAGTTCAAAGAACTACCGAGCAACTTGCAAATAGAAATACTGAACATGAAAAGTTAGCAGATTTCAATAACAAACTAAAAACTACATACGACGAACTATCTAAACTTAAGGACACCATCAACTATTACGACTTTTCGTATAGTTTGCTTAAGGACGGTGGAGTTAAATCCAAAATCATAAAGAAGTATCTACCGCTGATAAATCAGCAAGTTAACCGTTATCTTCAGATGATGGACTTTTATATCAACTTCACTCTTGATGAGGAATTCAACGAAACTGTCCAGTCTCCAATTCACGAAGATTTTTCTTACGCTTCTTTCAGCGAGGGAGAGAAGATGAGAATAGACTTAGCACTCTTGTTTACCTGGAGAGAGGTGGCAAGGATGAAGAACTCTGTCAATACTAATCTATTGATTATGGATGAAGTATTTGATAGTTCACTTGATGGTTTTGGAACAGAAGAGTTTCTCAAAATTATCAGGTACGTCATTAAGGATGCAAATGTTTTTGTTATTTCCCATAAAACTGGATTGGAGGACAAATTTGAATCTGTCATCAGATTTGAAAAGGTAAAAGGTTTTTCGCGTATGATTCTCTGAAAAACAACAGGACAATGACCACTCCAAACTGGCAGCATCACTCTAAAAAGGAGCAAAAGCGAAAACTTAAACCCCAAGCATTACGGCAACGTAAAGAAGCATTGAGATATCTGAAGAAAAGATTAAGTGTAAAGGAAACTTCATTAAGTTAGCATACCAACACTAAATAGTAACAGAATTGAGAGAGAATCTTATGTAACGAAAGTCTCGTTGTTATTTCTCTATTGTATCATTAGGAGACATTATGCATAATTTAATCTCACATAATCAGTTGGCGGGATGGAAACAAAGTGTATTAAGACTTGAAAGAACATTGGATCGATCAATGGACGAGTCTGATCAAATAAACGATTATTATGACTGCCTAATTGAATGTGACGAGGATCAAGCATCGTGTAAAAGAATTTGTAGGAGAATACTTATCGAAAAATAGACGAGAAACCAATTAAAAAACTGTCACTTAGAGACCCACGGGAAACCGTGGGTTTAGTATTATAGGTACATCTAAAACAAACCACATGGCAGTCAAGCACGAAATCAAGTCCCAACTTGCCAAACTACTTGCAACTGAAGACTTAGTAGTAGAGCATCGTTCTGTAGAGACTGCTCAGTTCAATGTCCAAACTCGCGTTTTGACTCTTCCTCTGTGGGAAAAAGCAAGTAACGTTGTATATGATATGTTGGTTGGGCATGAGGTAGGTCATGCTCTCTTCACTCCTGATCAGGATCTTCCTGTCAGTATTCCTCACTCATTTGTAAACATTGTTGAGGATGCTCGCATTGAAAAAATGATGAAACGTAAATACGCTGGTATTTCAAAGTCGTTTTTCCGAGGTTACCAAGAATTAAATGACCAAGACTTCTTCTCTATATCTGATGAGTCTGTTGCTGATTTTAATCTTGCTGATCGTGCAAATCTATACTTTAAGATCGGTAATTTTATAGATATTCCTTTTGATGAATATCTAGAGATGCCTATTATTCGCATGATTGATGGGTGTGAAACTTTTGATGATGTTCTTGTTGCGGCAGAAGCATTGTATAAGTTCTGCAAGAAGGAGAAAGAACAAGAGAAAGTATCTAACATCACTCCTCCTCCACAGAATCAAGGCGGAGGTAATGCGATGGAGCAGCAGCCACAATCTCAAGTCGAATCACAGACCTCTGAAGGTAGTTCTGATGGAGAACAGC